CAAAGGAAATGCCCATTTGGTTGATAACGATGATCGCGCCGACTGGACCGAGGTTTGGGCTCTTTTTGAAGGCAACGTGGCTTATGTTTGGCATGCGTCGTCATTCACGGACGTTGTGATGCAAAGTCTGCGCAACGCTGGGCTGGAACCTAGCCAACAGATCATTTGGAACAAGTCAGTGATGGTTATGGGCAGGAGTGATTACCACTTCAAGCACGAGCCTTGCTGGTATGCCGTCCGCAAGGGGCAGAACCACAACTGGAAAGGCGACCGCAAGCAGACCACGATATGGGACGCCGCACCGCCAAACCATATCATGGGAGGGGGTGAAGAAGAGAAGACAAGCCATCCAACGCAGAAGCCATCTGCTCTCTATGAGAAAGCCTATCTCAACCATACCAACCCCGGCGAATATGTTTATGAGCCGTTCGGTGGTTCGGGAACATCTGTTGTGGTTTGCGAGAAGATCGGCAGGCAATCCCTCACGATGGAACTCGATCCTAAATATTGCGACGTTATCATCACCCGCTGGCAGGACTTCACAGGCCAGACGGCAACGCTGGAATCCACGGGCCAGACATTCGCTGAACTACAGGTCGAGCGAGTAACCCCGTGAGCCGCAAACCTCACACACCCACCGAAGCGCAACGCCAGACGGTGCAACTGCACACTACGGTTGGTACGATCCAGCCGGTCATCGCGCAGGTTTTGGGTATTGATGAAAAGACGCTGCGCAAGTATTACCGCGACGAGCTGGACCTATCCAAGGCCAAAGCGAACGCAACCATTGGCGGCGCGCTGTTTAACAAGGCAAAAAGTGGCGACACGACGGCCATGATTTTCTGGATGAAAACGCAAGCCGGGTGGAAAGAGGTTTCTGTTCAGGAAATACAGGGTCATGACGGCGGGCCGGTGCAAACACAAGAGGTAAACCCGCGTGACATCATCACTGGCAAGCTTGCTGGCATCGCAACCAAGCGAAACAAGAGCTGAAATACTCGCATCGCTCAGTGACGCGCAGGCCAGGACGTTGTTGCACGACTGGCGGTTCTGGGCGCGGCCTAATCAGATCGCGCCTGAAGGGAACTGGCAAACGTGGCTGATCCTGGCGGGCAGAGGGTTTGGAAAGACGTTATCCGGCGCGCAATGGGTGCGCGAGCGTGTCGAAAATGGCGCTCGAAATATCGCGTTGATCGCCGAAACGCAAAAGGACCTTGAAGAAGTCATGGTGGCGCGCCTGGTATCAATTTATCCGCCGGATGAAGCGCCGGCCGTCCGATACAAGCCCGTGCGCGTGACGTGGCCGAACGGGGCTGTGGCGCATGGTTACAACGGGACTGAGCCGAATCAGCTTCGCGGGCCAGAGTTCGACACAGCATGGATCGATGAACATGCAAAATATCGTTACGCACGCGAAACGTGGGACATGCTGCAATTTACGATGAGGTCAGGCAACGATCCGCGCATCCTGTCGACGACCACGCCGAAGCCTATCCCTGTAATTCGTGAAATCATCGCTGATAAAAACACGTCCGTTACGCGCGGATCGACATTCGACAATGCAGAAAACCTGCCCGAACAATTCATTGAAAATCTGCGGAACCGATACGAAGGAACCAGGCTCGGGCGTCAGGAACTTAACGCCGAAATGCTTGACGATCTGCCCGGCGCACTGTGGGAGCGTGAAAATTTCGACACGCATCGGGTCGCCAGTTTACCGGATATGCAGCGGATTATCGTCGCGGTTGATCCGTCCGGCACACGTGGCGAAACGGACAAGGGCGATTCGATCGGTATTGTGGTCACAGGCAAGGGTGTTGACGGGCGCGGATACGTCATAGCCGATCGGACATGCAAACTATCGCCCGACGGCTGGGGTCGGCGCGCTGTCGCCGCTTATCATGAGTTCGGAGCGGACCGGATCGTGGCGGAACGAAATTTCGGGGGCGCGATGGTCGAGCACGTGATTCGAACCGTTGACGATTCGGTGAGCTACAAAGAGTTGACTGCAAGTCGCGGCAAGGTCGCCAGGGCCGAACCGGTAGCGGCTCTTTACGAACAAGGGCGGGTCAGTCACGCGGCTGACATGGCGGAACTTGAAGACCAGATGTGTTTATTCGGGCCGGACGGGTTTATAGGTGAGGGTTCGCCGGATCGGCTCGACGCGGCAGTCTGGGGACTCACTGAGCTGATGCTCAACGAGACGTTATCCGTCGCTATGTTTTTGCGAAATAAAAATCGTTGACAGCCGACACGCTTTAGACGTAACGTTCTGTTGACGTTCCTCCTTGTGTCTCCTCCCGCCTAGCCCGGTTCGATTTCCCTCGAACCGGGCTATTTTTTTTCAGTCTTGATTCTCATTAAAAATTAACGCATACATGACGTATGAACGCAGTGACGACCATCACGAATGCGGTGCGACGGCTCGAAACGATGTTTCCGGGCTATTTTCAGACGTCTGGGAAGCGCGACCATTACCCGGATTTCGGGTTTCCAAAGACAATCACCTTCGAACAATTCTGGCAAATGTACGCGCGAAACGGCATTGCCCGCGCTGCTGTGTCAAAAACAATCCTGAAAACGTGGGAAACATCGCCCTATGTTCAGGAAAACGACGATGCCAGTGATCTTACTCAGCTCGAAACCGATTTGCAGCAACGTTTCGCTGATTTGCGGTTCTGGCAAAAGATCGCCGAAGCGGATCGCCGGTCACTGGTCGGAAACTATGCTGGGCTAGTGTTGCGATTCGCCGACGGAAAACGATTTAACGAGCCGGTTGACCGCGTTCCGGGCGGTCTGGATGGCCTGGTCGAGGTGATCCCGGCGTGGCAGGCGCAGTTGACCGTTGACGAATGGCACAACGACGAGCTTCAGGAAAACTACGGTTCGCCGAAAATGTTCACGTTCAACGAGGCGGCGCTTAACGGCACGACCACGCCGCGTAAATTCGCGGTCCATCCTGATCGTGTGGTTGTGTGGTCACAGGACGGGACGGTTCACAACGATTCGTCATTGTCTGCCGGTTATAACGATCTGATCACGATTGAAAAAGTGATCGGCGCGGGCGGCGAAGGGTTCTGGAAAAACGCCAAATCCGCGCCGGTTTTGCAGATCGACAAGGACGCGAAAGCCGAAGCGATGGCTCAGGCTATGGGCGTTTCGAAAACTGAACTTGCCGACGCGATGAACACGCAGGTAAACGACTGGCAGAAGGGTTTCGATTCGTTGCTTATGCTGCAAGGCATGGAAGCGAAAACGCTTGGCGTGACGCTGCCGCAGCCTGCTGAGTTCGTTAACGTTGCGCTTCAGTCGTTCGCGTCGTCGTGGGGTATCCCGATTAAAATCCTGGTCGGGATGCAAACCGGTGAGCGCGCTTCGCAAGAAGACGCTAAAGAGTGGGCCAAGACCTGTATGGCGCGTCGTAACGGTTCGATCGTTCCGAATATCATGCAGTTGATTCGTCGTCTTGAACGGTTCGGCGTGATGGCCGAAAAGCCTTGGTCAGTCGATTGGGCTGACCTGACCGAAAGCGATATGGCTGAAAAAATTGACCGCGCGACGAAAATGGCGGATATTAACGTAAAGAACGCTCAGTCGGGCGGTATTGAGTTGACATTTACCGAAGACGAGATTCGCGAAACAATTGGGAAAGACCCGCTGCTATGACGAAACGATACGGAACTGTCAATTTGTGGTGCGACTATCAGGAAACTCTTCATTCCGGCGTCGAAACGCTGGCACGGGAAATCCACGAATCCGACGAGTCACCTGTCGCCACGGGGCTGCTCGACGAACACGGCAGCATGATTTTTGCGTTCAATGACGTTTCGCCGATCGGGTTCGTGCATTTCAAGGACAAATCGCTATGACGAAACAAACCCGGATCAACATCACAACGCTGCTGAACACGTCGGCCGTCCGCTTCGAAACGCGCAACGACCGCGAACTGATGATCGTGCCGTCCGCCACGCTGCCCGACAATGTGATCATGAACGGCATCAAATACCCGGCTGCTGAAATTGCCGCATCGTTTATGACGCTGAATCGCACGCCGGCTCCGTTTGGTCATCCGGTGATCAACGGAAAATTCGTTTCGGCGTCTGACCCTGAAGGCATCAATATCGGTTACATCGGCGCATGGAATGAAAACGTTCGCCAGGAAAACGGCCGGGTCCTGCTCGACAAGGTTATCGACGTGACGGTCGCGAACCAGACTGAAAACGGCAAGGCGGTCATTGCCGCGATTAACAAGGGCGGGCCGATCCATACGTCGACCGGATTGCTCGCCGAACTCGAACCGATTTCGAACGCCGACGACCACAAGTTTGAGGCACGTAAAATATTTTTCGACCATGACGCGATTCTGTTGAACGAATCGGGCGCTGCGACACCTGAAAAGGGTGTCGGGATGCTGGTCAATGGTCAAGAGGTTGAAGTGATCAATTCGTTCTATCAAGAATCGGATCGTGACCTTCAATGGGCGCTGGATTCAGCCGTCCGCGCTCTTGAGAAACGCGAAAAAGCGGGACTCATGGAGCGCATTAAATCCGCCGTTATTGAGGCATTCACCTCGACGCGCGAAACCCCGGCCCTGAACGAAAAGGAACTTGACATCATGGCTGACGAAAAGAAGCTGGATGAGCTTTCCGCGACGGTGAACACCCTTGCTGAAAACCTGACCAAAATCGAAGACCGCGTGGCGGAAGCCATTGCAAACGCAGTGAAGCCGCTTGTCGAGGCTCAGGCCGCGATGATCGCAAACAAGAAAGCCGAAGACGACGCCGAACTGACCGGCCTTGTCGCGAAAATCGTTGCTGCGAATATCCTTGACGAAGAATCTGCCAAGGAACTGACCATCAACGCCGCGCGGGCGCTGGCCGAAAAAGCCAAGCCCGGCAAGGCTGCCGCTCTTAACGGCGCGTCTGCTTTCGGTGGCGCACCGGCCAGCGAATTCGCTGGCTATTCCCTTAACTCACCTGACGCGGAGGTGAAGTAACATGGCAAACGTTATTTATCGCGGTCCGATCAAGGACCAGGCCGAAACGGTTAACAAGCCGATTGTCGGCACACCCCTTCCGGGCACCATGGTTGTGGAAGCCGCAGCAACGCTTACCACGGCTGTTGCCACCGACATGGAGAAAGACCTGCTGGTCCTTTCCAATGCTGAATTCGCAGGGCAGGACGTGGCAACGGCTTACGTTGCGGGCAACACGGCTGTTGCGTATCGCCCGCGCCCGGGCGAGATTTATCAGGTCCGGCTCGCTGGTGCGACATACGCATACAACGACCCACTCACGGTCGGCGCGTCGGGTTATCTCGAAGCGACTTCGACCGCCGAAAAGGTTGTGGCCTATTTCCAGGGCACTGCCGGCGCAATCAGTGCAGGTGTTTTGACCGATGTTCGCATCGCCAACTCGTTCCTGACCGCAGCGGCTTAAAGAAAGGGCTGAAAACAATGTTTGTTTATAACGCACAAAATCCGGGTGGGGTCGATCTTGATCTTCGCGCCCGGTTCAGCCCCGCGCAGGAACAGGCGGTTATTGCTAACCGTGAAATGTTCAATCGTCGCCAGGCCGAAAT